ATGGCCGAAACGCTTGGATCAGTGATCAAGGGTTACAGCGTCACCACAATCATTGGTGTAGTCGGACTCCTCTCGTCCGTCGTAACGCTTTTCGTGGACACGTCTGCCCAAGTCTCAGTCAAATGGCTGCTGCTCGTCATACTGATCAGCATGTACGTTGTGGTTATTCTGAGCAGGTACGCTTTCCTCGCGACCCGAAAAGGGAGGCCTGCTCCTTCTTATGAAAACCCCGTCAGGTACGCTCCAGAGCTAGGAGTGTTTGTAATCAAACGAAATGAACTCTTTCTCTCGAACATCCTTGTAGGATGCTATTGGCAGCAGGATGGTCTGGAGCAGCTCGCTTACGTAGGGGTTGTTCACCACGTGCAGGAGCTTGTTATTCAAATCCGTGTTCAGCTCGATCTCCAGGTGCTTTCTGCCGTTCCCACAGCACCAGATGAACTTAAGATGCTTGAGATCAGACCTGTGGTACCGTTCGCAGCTTTACAGCATCTCAGCAATGCTAGGCAGGAGTCCTAAATGAGTAGTCGCTTTGATGGCAAAGTGGTAAGCATCGTCGACGAGACATCTGTAGTCATAAATCTGGGCTCAGACCATGGTGTCCAGCCTGGTCATACTTTCTTGATCGTTGGTTTGGGCGAGATGATCATGGATCCAGATTCCGGAGAATCGCTGGGGCAGCTTGAACTAGTGAGGGGCAGAGCTGAAGCGAAGCACGTTCAGCCGAGAATAACGACACTGACCTCAATAGAGACCCAGCGAGACCCTGATGTAAAAGAGATCAAAAGACCCGCTCATGGGGGGTTCGAGCTTTCACTTTTCAGATCTAATAGTGCAACCACCGAGTCTATAAAGGTCGGCCTTGAGCGGATAAAACCGCTGGCGGGCCCCAAGGTAGGCGACTACGTAATAGCGGATTGAAACGCGTTCAGACTGCTTTACCTTGAGCCGAAGTTGGCCGCCACCAGTTGCTTCTCACTCCGGATCCTCCGCCGGTGCTAGCTAGCAGTGCACGCACTTTCAACTTTAGGCTGTCTATCCTGCGCCGGCCGGCAGCCTTATGAGGGGGAGGCAGCTCTGCACCGCGAGCTGCGGCCACAGCGCGCAGCTGGTAGTCGGAAACCGCCTGGAATAAAGACTCGGCCAGCAGACGCAGGCGCTCGACCTCCACAGGCGGCGCGCTATTGTCCTGGGCCTGGTGATACTCGCGCATGGCGTCAATAGCCTGCTGAATCAGCGGCTCGCCAGCCTCGACCATGCCGATGAAGGTGCGCTTGTCCATTCCGGTGACCTGCTCATTTGGTCAGGCCATTATAGATGGACTCGCACGCCAGGCCCGCTATTCGGCTTCGCTCAAGCGCTGTCGCGAGGCTTCCCGCCATTCGGTCAGACTCTTCAAGCAGTCCCCCGAGCACCACGACGGCAGAGGTTCCTGCCTGGCGCTGCTGGGTAGCGATGGCACCACAGGTGGCTGCTCGGCCGGCGCGCAGTCGATCGATTTCACCCCGCAGCCCGCCAGCAGCAGACTCAGCAGCAGCGGCGCGGCCCTGGGCCAGTTCCAGTTGTTGTCGTGCACTTTCGCCCTCCTTGTCCGCCACAGCCTGGCGGCGCTGTTCTTCGATTCTGGCCTGGGCCGCGGAGCGCCGGTCGCGCTCGGCTACCTGCAGGCGGTAGTCGGAAAGCTCGGTTCGCGCCGTTGCGGTTTCCCCGCGGGCGGTGGCTGCCGCAGATTTTTCCGCTCCCACGCGAATTTCCTGGCCTCCAGCCACCATTACCAGCGCGATCAGCCACCAGCACCAGGCAGGCACAGCGGCCAGCCAGTTCATGCCAGCGCTCCGCCGAGCTCTACCCAGCGCCCGAGCAACTTGTCCAGGCAGTGCGGGTTTTGCCCATAGCTGTTGCCCGGAAAGCTGGCCCAGATGTTCGAGCACTTGGCGATCGCCTCCTGGATGCGGCCGGCCTTGATATCGTCGAGGGCGCGGCGCTCGCGGATCTGCTGCAGGGCTACGCGATCCTGATTCTCAGGGGTGAAGCCGCCAGACAGGCGCAGGCTGACCCGGTACGCATCCCAGTAACGCTCGAGCAGCTGGTACCGGCCGGCAGCGGTGCTGGTGACCGGTTTGCCGTTGATGGGGAATGTCAGCTTGCGCCTTGGGTGGTCGGCGTACCCCTGGAACAGGCCGCCACCGTACAGCACGTTGTAGCCGTCATCGCTGGCCTTGACGGTGGACGTGCCTTCCGAGAAAGCGATCAGATCCAGAAACCGGAGCACATTCGCGCCTCCGGCCTGGGGTTCGGTGAGTCTGGCCATGGTTTCTCCAAGCGAAAAAAAGCCCGCGCTTGGCGGGCATTGGGTGGTTGCGAACGCCGTCAGGCAGCAGACGCCTCAGGCCCTGGTGCTGGTTCTGCCGGATCTTTCGCGCTGATGGAGACCTTGGCGGTGTAGTCCTTCAGCACTTGGGCGACACAGACCTGGGCGGCCGGGAACTGGGTCAGAATCTCGCGGGCTCGGGCGTCGGCCTCCTCCTGGGTGGCGTAGCGAGTTTTGTTGGCAACTTCGTAGTCATTGCTCAGGTTGATGGCGACAAATGGCATGGGTAAATCTCCAGGCAAAAGAAGCCCGCTCGATGGCGGGCATTGGGTAGTCGGCTTGGATTCAAGCCTTGGGGTGTTGCTGCTTGATCTGCTGCAGGGTCGAGAAGAACGGCTCAGCCTTGGGCATATGCCCTTGATTCATCGCGTGCCACAGCATGTCCAGTTGCTCCTCCACCGGCGGGTACTCGGCCGCACGGCGCTTGGTGTGGTCGCTCTTATGCTGAATTTTCAACGGTGAACTCCTGATCGCGGTATGGCCAAAGGGTGACCGTGACGGTGTAGATACCCGGCGCCGAAAATCCCAGCTCGATGTCACTGCCGTCAGCGGTGTAGGTTTCGCTCTCGATGTTGACGGCGGCACCTTCGTGCACCCCCTTCAACCAGAGCCCTTGGAGAACCGCCCCCATCTGGGGGCGCTCCTTGAGCATTTGCCCCATCACGAAGTGATCGGCCGGCCTTGCCGGTGTGGCCACCTGGATGAAAGGCCGGTCGGTGTTGAGCCTGATGATCTGCTTCCCGTACTCGGGCGGGCAGCTGACGGCAAATACGATCCGGCCGTCAGGCTCATAGGCTGCGAAGTGTCCAGTGTTGATCATCGTTTGGTTCCCATCGCAAAGAGGTTATGATTTTTCACGCCGACCCCCGTGTTCTCCCCCCACCACTTCACAGTGACGACGAAAAAACCCGGGCCAACGCCGATTGATCCCATCAGGTTAGGGAAACCATCCGCCCAGTCGCCGCCACCTTCCGCGATCACCAAGCCGTTGATATCCATCTGGAATTGGTACTTACGGATACCACTGCCAAACCCTTGGTAGCAGCTGTACTGGGCCGTGATGAAACCGCCCTCGTCCATCTGAACGCCGACAGCGACTAGGTTTTGCCATTGGCCTACCCCCGCACCCAGCACATTCCCGGGGCTGCTTGCCGATACCGGCACAGTGACAGCGTTACCACGAATTCGCAGCGTGTCGATTTCCGCCACCCCGATCTTCGCGGACGTAATCGCACCGTTGGCGATCTTGGCGTTGATGATGCTGCCATCACGAATGAAGGCATCATTCATAAACACCTGGCCGCCTTGAATCGCAAACGGGCTGACGTAACCATTGCCGGCGGCGTTGATTACCGCGAACTGGTCCGCCAAGACGGCCACGACCGACTGCAGCACCCCATTCTGGTTCTGAATGCCTACTCCAATCCCACCGAGCGCATAAACTCCGCTTTGCGTAACTGCAACCTTGATCGAGAACTGAGCGTTGACCCGATTATTCAATCCGGTCTGCGCGGTACTGATCTGCTGTACCGAAGCATTGGTGGCCCCCAAAGACGATTGGGTGCTCTGAATTTGCTGACTGAGTGCTCCATCAGCATCGCTTCGGGCCTTGGCTTCGTTCTGAATCGCGGCGTTGGCATCTCCGACAGAGGACAGCAGTCCATTTATCCTCTGTGTTTCAGCCGCCAGCTTGTCGCCCTGCTGGGATACGTTGACACTGAGCGAATCAAACGCCCTACCCGAAGCAGCCACCGACCGCCGACCGGCTGCGATGTAGGCAATGTCCACCTCGCCATTGGCATCACCTGAGTTGTACATGTCCAGGCGGATGGCCCAGATCTTCTTCCCGTTCCAGCCTGCGTGGCCGGAAAGGTCGAACTCAATGTCCTGCCAGTCCCCGTTAGAGGTGCTGATAGGCCAATTGAACCGCCGGGCCTCGGCAAGGCCCCCATCCTCATTGGCCCAGTACATAGCCGCACTGGTCCGGCCGGTGTTGCGCCGGCGCAGCCTGATCCTCACAAGAGGGTTCGCGGCTCCGTCTATGACGGGGAAGGTGTTGGTTGCCTGAATGGTCGTGAACTTGGCGACAGTTGCGTACTGAGGGCCAGCGGTCAGGGTTGCTCCAGACGTATTGGCTATCCATCCCTCGACCGAGTTAACGAACTCCCAAGTCTGCCCAGCCACGAATGGCAGAGCGGTGCCAATCTTCGCCTCCAGGTTGGTGATGCTCGTGGATTGCGCAGTCAGTCCGCTTTCCGTAGCAGCGACGCGGTTGGCCACGCTGGTCAGCGCAGCGGTCGACGCCTTACTGGCCAGGCCAGTGGAACCGTTGTTGACGCTGTTCTCAAGGCTGGTCGTTCTGCCGGACACAGAGGTGATGTCTTTGCCCTGCTGGCTCACGCTGGATGTCAGGCCGTCGACTGCCGTAGAAACGGCGCCGATGGTGGTGCTGTTGACCTGCCCGTTGTCTCGCCAGCCAGTCGGCCGCGAACCGTATTCGACCTGTGGCCTGGCAACCTCGAAAGTACCAGCAGCACTACTCCCGCTTGCAGCGTGGGCCCGGTAAAACACCCGAACCTTGGCGGCGCCAGCAGGAGCAATCGATGTGAACGACACGCGATCGCCGGACACCGATACGGGCACAACCAGCGAGGCCGGAGCAGAGATTACGGCTCCGGCGGCGTTTGCCCACTGATGGAAGATCCTCAATCCCAAATCGCCTGAATCGGAGGTCTTTCTTGCATAGATCGACGACGTCACCGTCTGACCTGGGGCAACTGCAGGAGCCCGTTCACTTGCTGTGACCAGCGACGTGTAAGGGTTGCCCGAAGCTGTTGTGCCAACGCCGGTGGTGGTGCACCGATATGCATTTTCTGCAGCGTTAAGCCAGGAGCTGACCATTGAGGGCGTATAGGTCGCCGTCCCTTCCGGCACCCATCCATCAGGATTGTTCCCCGTAGCTGCTCCCAATTTGGTGAAAGCCGGGTTGTAGAGCAGATTCTCTCCGCCAACGTCTCCGATCGAATTGTCCAGTTGAGTTAGCCGACCACTGACTGACGTCAGCCCCTCCTCCGTGCTGGAGACACGACCCGATACGCTGTTGATCGCTGCAGCGTTTGCTTGCGCTGCGCTTTGAGCGTTCTTGGCGTTGTCCTTCCAGGCACTCACTACCGTGGATAGTTCAGCTTGGGCGCGATCAATCTCGTAGTAGCCGTCACTGGCGGTACCACCCAAAGGACCTCTGACGCGTAAAAGAAGGTCTGCCCCGATCGTCCCCGCTGGAGCGGCAGCGCCAGTGAAGACTGGTCGGTTCCATGCGTCGCTCAGAATGGTTCGGAGCGGTCCATGCGTCCCTACCGTGGCCCCACCACTGTTCTTGTATTGCAGGTATATCTCGCTGACCAGATCCTGGGTGCCCCGGACATACGCCGACACTGTCAGTACCTGCCCTGGCGCCATGGACACCCAGCTTGCGTTCGGTAGCGCAACATCCACATACGCGGAGCCGGACAGCCCTTTGGCATCGACACGCTGCGCCTTACCGCGAGGGTCCAAGGTTGACGGCACCAACGACAGGAGCCGATTGGGTGCAGACAGCGAGGAGCCAATACGCCAGCCATCAGCAAGGCCGGCAGTTGGCCCCTCTACCTCAAACGAAGGGTTAGGCAGTAGGTTCTCGCCGCCAACCTGGCCGAGCGATGCATTAATGCCAGTGATCGCCTCGCCAGCGGCGGTGATGGCTGTGCCCTGTTGCTCTACCTTATTCGTGAGGCTCTGAACGGTAGAGGCATCAGCCTTTGTCGCTACTTGGCTCAGGGCATTGGCCGCTGCTGCTGCGGCATCCGTGGCTACCTTGTCCGAAACTGCCTGCCATGCGGAGCCATTCCACCGTTTGGGTGTGTTCCCGCCACCTGTGGTATCAATCCAAAGGTTCTGGATCTGCTGGTTGATGGCTGAAGGTGTTGAGTTTTGGACGATCACCTTGCCCTTGGCGTCAGCGAGGCTGTATGCGTCTTGGGCAGCCTTCTGCGCAGCTGACACATTACCGTTGGTGGCATTGAGCCCACCCTGCAGATTTACGATCGACTGGCTCTGGCTGGATAGCTTTCCTTCTGCTTCGGTAACCGCGTTGTTCAGAGTGGAAACGGCTTCTGCCGAGGCCGAGGCGGAACGCCTACCAACGGCGATATAAGCGATATCGATCTCGCCGCTTGTATCACCGGAGTTCATCATGTCCAGGCGGATGGCGTAAATTTTCTTGCCGTTCCACCCGGCATGGCCGGACAGGTCAAGCTCGATGTCCTGCCAATCCGTGGTTGTGGCGCTGATGAACCACCCAAAGCGCCTTGCCTCGGCCAATCCGCCGTCTTCGTTGGCCCAGTACATCTGGGCACCCGCCCGGCTGGTATTACGCCGCCGTAGCCTGATCCGCAGATAAGGGTTCTCTGCGCCTGCAACGACTGGGGTGAAATTGCACTGAAGGTTCGGGTTTGCAGTCACGGTAGCAAACAGCGGGCCCGCAGTAATCGTCCCGTTTGTCGCGGTCGCCACCCAACCCCTTGTCGAACCGGTGAACTCCCAGGCACGGCCAGCAACGAATGGCTGGGCAGCGCCTACGCTGTTTTTCAGCTGCGTGATATCAGTGCTCTGGCTGCTCAGTGCCCCTTCAGCAGCCTCCACTCGGTTACCCAGGGACTGGACAGCCGAAGCATCCGCCTTCTTGCTCACACTATCGGTCAACGAAGTCAGGGCTTGGCTCTGCGACAAAAGCTGCTGATCCTGCGCCTTGTCCTTGTCTTCGGTAGCCGCCACCCGGGTGGTGACCTGCTGCAGCGCCTGCGAGCTGGCCTTGCCGTCGATGCTGGTCTGCATGCCGTCCATGCGGGTGGCTTGCGACGTGAGCTTGCCCTCGGCATCGCTGACCCGGGTGGTCAGGCTGCTGACTACCGTGGCGTCGGCCTTAGTCTGGGCCAAGGCCAATGCGCCGGCGGCAGCTGCGGCAGCATCGGTTGCAACCTTGTCAGTAACAGCGACCCAGGCGGTGCCACTCCACCTCTTCGGCGTGTTGGCATTGCTGGTGGTGTCGATCCAAAGGTTCTGAGCCAGACGGTCGGCGACGGCAGGCGCGGCCGACTGAACAATGACCTTGCCCTTCCCGCCCGCGAGCGTGGCCGCATCCTGCGCAGCCTGCTGGGCAGCCGACACGTTGCCGTTGGTGGTGGTAAGGCTCGACTGCAGGCCCGAGATCTGCTGGGCCTGGGCTGAGGTGGCGCCCTCCAGGGTTTCGACTTTTGTTTCCATGGTCTGGACGCGCGCGGCCATGCCGTTGGCAGTCACCACCGCCTGGCCAACATCGGTCCAGTAGGTGGCGTTCGGCGGTGGCGTGTTCAGCGGTACCGCTTTTAGGGCCTGGTACAACTTGCCATCACTGCCCAGGGCGCTTTGCCCGACGCTGTAGGCCTTGTCTTTCCGGTACGGCAACGAGCCGGCCAAGGCCGAGACGTTGGCGATCTGCTGCTGCAGGTCGGCCTTGGCAGCCGACACATCAGTGCTCACAGCGGTGATCTGCTGCTGCAAATTGCCTTTGGTGGTGTTGAGGGCGTTGTTCACCTCACTGATCTGCTGGGCCAGCTCGGTCTTGGCCGTTCCTATTCGATCGTTGACCGACCCAGGCCCGTTCATGTCTATCAGGTCGATGCGACTGGTGAGCTGTTTACCCAGTTCGCTTTCGGTGATCTGGCCTGCAATGACATCCAGCATCTGGGTTGGATCGCTGGATGTCGCAGCAGGCACGAACAGGAAATCACTTTTTCCATACGCGTTCGCGGCCCGCACGTAGTAGAAGTACTCCCGGGCGAATGCCAGCCCAGTGTGGGTAAAGGTCAGGCCCTGTCCCAAGTACACAGCGTCCGCAATAGGCGCCGAAGGGTTGGTGGCATAGAAGTACTCATAGGTGCCGCCATTAAGGCTGTTTTGCAGGTTGGCCGGTACCAGCGTGATGGTATCGACCGACGCAAACACAGCACAGCTCTCCGGAACGGGAGGGCCACCCACGTTAACGCTGATGCTTGCCTCGCCAGATCGGGTGCCAGGGCCAAAGGCAACAACACTCATGGCGTAAACGCCAGAGGTGAGGCCATTGATGTTGCAACTCGAGGCTTCACCGCCAATCTTGAGGGACTGTACTACCTCGGTGCCCTTGCGAATCGTCACGGTGTAGCTGAGCACGGTCTGTATCGGTGGCGTCCAGCTCAGCACGCCTTGGACTACCTCGGCCACACCGCTGGGGGCCCAGGCCAAGCCAGTGACTGCAGCCAGGCCGCCAACCGGCAGGTTGATGAACCCTAACGGGTCATAGGGTTGGCCCACAGCATCATCAAAAATCGCTTGCTCATAGGGCTTGAGGGTGACTTTGCAGGCATCAGCGGCGCCCATGGTCCAATCGGTGACTATGAACTCGCCCAGGATATTCAGCGACGGCAGATCGACTTTGACTGCACGCCCCGGGCGGCAATTGTAACCATTGAAGTTCAGCGGCACGGCCAAAGAGCCACCCGAGCGCCGCCGCCGAAGGCTGATGTTAGCGAGCCGCTGAGCCAGGTAGGCGTCCGTCACGTAGGCAAACGACTGCGACTCAGCGAGCTCGCCACCATCGCTAGCGATCCAGTCCTGAATTGCGACCTCTGGATAGTCGGTCTCTGCCCAGGCCTGCGCGGGATCAATAAACGTCCCACGCATGGTGTTGATGGCGTCGCTGTTGCTGACCTCGGTCGTGCCCTCAACGGTGCCGATGACCATGTCTTCGTTGATGGTGAAGTCAGCCGGGCCATAGTAGGCGCCCACCTGCAGCGACCAACGGCCGCCAACGCGGATCAGTGTCCCGGCGCAGGCCGACAAAAGGTTATCCAGAACGGTATTTCGCTTTTCATCGGCACCAATGACCGCGCCGGCGAAATACCTGCGGGTGCCCGTGTTATCTGGCCCGATAACAGTTTCATCGCATACGTTGGCCGCACTGGCGAAAGATTCAAAGATGATCTCGTCATCAGGAATCGCGCAGCGGTTGCGCAGGTACCAGAGAATCAGCAGCGCCGTGTTGGCCGAGTATCCCAAGGCGCCGTTGCGCGGGTCATACACATCACTGCGCCCGCGGACCACGAAGCGCACATCAGGAATGCCGGATGGAAATTTCTCTGCGTCATACTTGAACGACAGGCGAACAAACGATAGGCCGCGGCCGATCTGCTCTTGGCGCCAGTCTGGGCAGTTGGCCAGGAGGAACGCGTTTGCCTGGGTCGGGTCAATGATCACCTCAGAAGTGGCATTCTCCCCCAACTCAGACAGGGGTCGCTCATCCACGTAGATCTCATCGACACCCGCAATGGCGCCTTCGGACAGTACGTAGACAATATGCAGCCACTCACCACTGGTCTGATCACCAGGCTGTTCCTGAACCCAGGCGAGCACACCCCCAGTGCTGACACGGCCAAGAATGAAGCGAACCGGAGCCTTGGACGACCGAACGGTCTGTGAGCTTGGCTCGGAGCTATTGGCGCCTGATACCTTGGCTGCGCCAGTGAGGCCGGCGAAGATGCCCTGTACGCCGCCGAACACGTCCTTGATCGCGCCAACGGGATCGTACAACGCTTTGATTGGAGCCGTTACCAGCTTGGCAACCGACTTGATAGATTTGCTCACTATTCAACTCTCCATGCCGCCAGTGGGTTGCAGTCCACGCTGGCCGCGCCTATGTCGGTTGCCGCCCAATAGCGATCTGACCAATACACCGCCACGCATTTGCCCTGCTCGTTCTCAAAAGCGACGATGTCGCCGCGCTGCACGAACTCAACGGGCACCCGCATGAAGTGAGCATCCAGTACGGCCTCAAGCGAGCCATGACGCGCTGCAATGACGCGCTTGGCGCCGATCTCCGTCTTGTATCGCCCGCGGTACTCCTTCGCCGGATCAACGCCGCAAATAGCCATTGAGCAGTCCGACACGAACAGGCAGCAGTCAAATTCGCCCCATAAAAAAGGCCGCTCGGAAGCGGCCTTAATGGTTGCGTGTAGCCTCGCGGGCCAATCTCGATAGCGCATGACATTTACTCGTAAGTGAAGGACGGCGCGTCTTTCTTGGCGCCCCAGTAGATGGGCCATTCCGCCATCTGCGCGACGGCGTAGAAGAAGCGGTCACCGTCGTGGCGGGCTCGGTGGTTCTCGTCGGTCCAGCGCTCAGTACCAATCCGGTTCCACTCGGCCATGCGGTCGATAATGGTGACCGTGATGGTGCTATCCCCGCCCGATCCGCCATAGGAAAGTTTGGCGGCGTCCATACGACCGCTGAACAGAATATCAGCCGCGTAATTCCCGGCCTCGTCATAAACGACAAACATCAGGCGGGCCGACCGGCCTCGACAGCCAGCCACCGAGGTTTGGGAAAGGATGTAGCTGTCCAGGCCATTCAGCGTCAGATCGATGGACAGGGAAGAGCCCGAGTCAGCGCTTTCGCTGGCCGCGCCCACTTCGCCGAAGGTGCCAACGCCGTCGTACGCGTGACCGTTGATGACCAGTTGACCAGTGCCTGTGTGTGCTCTGACCATGCCATCCGCGAAATCCAGCTCGCAGGCGAACACCGGCGTGAAGTTGCCTGCAGCAATGATGCTCAGCACTGAGGATGAAAATGGGAAAACTGCAGCCATTAGAAGGCCTCCCGACATTCGATGGAGAGCTCGGCCACCACGGGCCTGATAGCAAGGGTGTAGCTGTCTTCTGTGAGGCGCATGATCGAGTAAGGGTTTCGGTATTCCACTGCCGTGCCAGCTAGCAGGGCAGAGCGCAACCGTCTGTTCAGGGGCAATACAGCCGTGCCACCGGAGCTGGATACCACATCCTCAACCACCTCGTGCATCACACCATCAATGGTGATGTAGTCGCCCTGCCTGAACACCCGGCGGCTGCCCTGCAATCCACTCAGGGTAATAGTTGAGGCCATGGCTGAACCGGTCTGCACAACCGGGGCACCGATATTGTCCGTCCGCTTGCGCGTAAAAGCAGGCAGCTTGAACGTGCCGAAGCGCCCCTGCAGGCGCCCCATAAATGCAGTCATAACCCTGTCACGATCACGGGTCAGCGGCGGCAGCGACAATGAGCACTTCCAGTACGAGCCCGGGTAACCCACGATCTGCTGGCTGTTGTTCAAGGTTGAGCTGAAGTCGCGGTTGTTGTAGACCATGCCCCAGCTCATCTCAGCCGGGCACACCTGAGTTGGCCATTCGATTGCCATCGTTCCACCTTAAAGTTTCTTGCGGATGCTCTGCATGATCTGGCCGTTACGGCTCACGTCCTGAAGGATCGTGGATAGTGTCTGGCGCATGCCTTGCTGAATCATGGCAACTGTCTGAGGGCTCACATCGCCGTTCACATTGAAGACCTGGCGGATCGTCACGGGCTGACCACCATCGTCAGATTGCCGGCCTCCCCTGCTACCCTTGTTCACTTCATCCAGGGTTCTGTCCAGCTTGGCGCTGGTGGCGGCCGTAGTGACGCGCTCGCCCTTTTGCAGCAACCAGGTGCCGTCCTCCGGTACCGAATCGATGCCGTCGTGCGCCATACCAGCTACGGAGTTGATCATCGACATGAAGCTGCCTGCCGATCCCATCGCAGAAGCCGCAGCTGCCGGGGCAGCAAGGGGACCGACAAGCGGAATCGCCGCAGTCGAGGTGAAGGCATTGAGCGCCGCCATGGCAACCTGCGCCATGCCCCACTGAATCAGCATGCGAAGGGCTGTCTCGGCGAAAGTGGCGGCCATATCAGAGAACGAAAGCTTGCCCGTAGTGACGAAGCCGTAGAGCGCATCCCCCATCCCGCTAAAAGCCTCGGCGCCGGCGCTCTGCATATTGCTGTACAGGTTCGCGCTCGCCTGGGCCTGATTGGCAATGCCACTGATAAAACCGGCGGTACCGTTCTGTTGCAGCCTGTCCAGGTCCTGGTAGTACTGCTCCTGCATGGCGCGGCGCTTTTCGAGCGCGTCCTTGAGGATATCCGTCTCTCGCTCATACGCCGAGTCGGAAACGTCACCACCCTCATGCCGCTGCCGAAGATCCTCCAGCTGATCCTGGTAGTCCTGCTCAATGGCCAGCAGATCCAAGGCTCGCTGCTTCATCTCGTCGCTGCTGTAGGCATTTAACAGCGGTGCATCGAGGGCGCGCTGGTCAATGTTCAGCTGTCGTTTCACGCTCGAGTCGAACTCGGAAACCGCCTTATCATCCTCCTTGGCCTGTTTCAGCCTCTTCAACTGATCCAGTTCGGCGGCCAAGCCCTTCAGGCGCTCTTGCTGCTTGGCGCTCAGGCCTGTGAGGTTGCCCGACTCCAGCTCGAACTGGAGCTTAGCCACCTCCGTGGCTTCCTTGCGCTTGTCGGTTTCGGTGTTGATCAGGGCGATCTGGCGTTTGTAGCCTTCTTCTGCTGTGTCGAACTGGCCCGAGAGCTTTTTCGCTGCGGCTTCGGCTGCCTTTGCAGCTGCTTGCTGATCTGTCGTCAGCGCAGTGAAGCTGCCGGCTTGACCCTCCCGAAGCTTTGCCAGGAGGTCAGCCAGTTCTTTGATCTGGTTAGTGCTTCCCTGACCAGGCTTCTCATCGAAAGATGCTATGAGGCTACCATACCCCGTAGCCAGGCCGTCCATCTGGGCCTTTGCGCCACTAATTGTCTTGCCGATTGCATCGACGTTTTTAAAGGCGTTGTAGATCCTGACTGGTGGCAGGTATCGGTCGTACCACTTGGCGTCGTCGCCACCGACCATCGCATTATCGACATCAGATAATGTCTTGAGGCCGACACCTAGCAAGTGAATCCCAGCAACGGTGCCCACGGCGAACTTTCCAAGCGCCCTGAAACTTGCCGCGAGATCATCAGAGACTCGCTTGGCAAGAACACCATTTATGGTCGTATCGCTCAACCGCGTTGCAAAATTTGCCAAGGTCGGGAGCATGGCGCTTGTGATCTGATTGCCCAGCCCACTGATGGATTGCTCGACCAGCCAGTTAGCAGCCTTCAGCTCCTGTGCCGCACGAATAGTTTTTTCATCCATGATAGAGCCGGCAGCGGCGGCTGCATCGCCGAACCGCTTGAATCCTTCGGAATTATTCCGTAGAAGCGGTAGAAGCGCTGTCGCGTCGCTCGCAATGGCCTCAAGATAAAAGGTCATATCCGATTGACTGACCTTCGCTTTTTCAAGCGTGGACACGTACAACCCTAAAGCTTGACTGCCACTTAGATTCCGAAATTGATCGGCCGTGACGCCGACCTTGGGCGCGATCTGCTCAAAGAAGTCGGCCATCCCTCCGCCGCCGGTGTTTAGAAAATCACCAACCTTGTCGTTCACGTCCTTGAGGATGTCTGCAAGTTTGTCTTGCTCTACCCCTACCGTTTTGGCCCCCACTGCTAGCTTTTGGAAATCTGTAGTACTGACGTTAGCGACGGACGCTAGATTGGTTATCTCCGAGGCGGAATTGATGGCCGAAACTGTCATTGCGGTTATTGCGGTGATGCCAGTCGCCAGGCCCGCGCCGATAGCTGTACCTACTGCCTTGGCATTCTTCTCGATTTGCTTCCGCCACTTTTCTGAGCTGCGCTCAGCCTTATCCATGCCAGCAACGAAACCGCCTACTTGGGCAATGACATCAAGGGTCAACGTGCCGAGAGATCTTGACGCCATTATTTTCTCCGGACATTAAAAAACCCGCACTTGGCGGGTTTCAATTTCACTTTAGTATTCGAGATTTCTCCCGATCAAACTCCTCGGCAGTTAAAGCTCCACTGCTTCGTAGGGCCGAAATTTTCTCAAGCTCTTCATACCTAGACGAACTACCGACTCTCTGAACATTCCCTACTGGAACTGGCTTGCTTATGAATGCCCATATCAGGCAGACAACCCACACAATACCAGTCCACCCCAATAGCAGATTCAACATAAAAATCGCGGTGTAGTTCTCATGATGCCGCTTGAAAGCGATCATCATGGGTAGAAAGTACAAAACAAACGATACAGCCAGAATCAAATAAGAGGTGCCGGTGATTAATTCCATGGCCAATCCCTTTGGTCGAAACCCGCCAATCTACCATCTCAGCGGTAGACAACGGAAACGCTTACGCCCAGGTTGCCTTGGCGTCCTCCAGAGAGATCGGCGTTTCATCCTGATCGTGCGGCGTGAAATCCGTGATGGTGTAAGGCGTGGGCCGCTTCTGCGGGTCGCGGGCCTGATTGGTCAGGATCATGGCCAGCAGGGCCGTGGAGCGTTCGACCCGCATACCAAGATGGAGTGACCCACGGCGCTGCCGGAACTTAACCCAGGACCTGAACTCGCGCAGGCTCAGGTTTTCTTTGGCTTGCGCAATCGTAGAGCCACCGACGCCGGAGAGGACGAGTTCGTGCCAGAGCTCGTCGAGGGCGGTGAGCTCTTCGTCTTTCCCAGGTCGTTGACCTCCTGAATGGCGAACAGTAGAGCGACGGACAGTGCACCATCGAGGGAGCCTAGGCGCTTGGTACTCTCCGGGTCTTTCTCCAGCTCAACTGGGTCGAGTGGGCCGTGAGTAATATCCAGTGGGCTGCTGAACACCGGGTTGCCGTGCTCGTCGCAAATGGACGCGGCAATGCGGCCGGCGATGCTGTCTTGCTTGCCGGCCACAGAAATCACGTCGCTTACCGCTGTCTGGTAGCCGAGTGGGCGCACATATACGGTGGCGGTGAAATCGGTGCCGTTCTGGCGCCACTTGATTTCCTTCTCCACCGGACGGCCAGTGAACGACCCTGCGCCCTTGAGCGCATCAAGTGTCAGCTTCATGGGTTCTCCTTAACGATCCAGTTGAGTTTGCCCGAACGCTGAATAGTGGCTGCAGTGCTCACCGAGGCGTTGCTTGCGAAGTCGAACGGAAAGTCGGCGACGTAGCCAGCGAATAAGCACCAGGTGCGAGTTTTCGGCAGCACGAAGTCATCCCCGTCAGCATCGACGCTGGGTGCAATTCCTTTGCCGTCAGACCAACCTAGAGCCCAAAGGATGTCCTCGTCGCTATCGTCCTGCGAAAGCTGGAACATACGCACATGGCTGGCATTGCGTGGGTCAGCCAGGATCGTTGCGGTTGCCTGGCCTGGGGTTCGCAAGCCCTTTTTATACTTGCGGTCGGTGTCCGCCAGGCAGGTGTCATCGATCTGATCAGCAGGTGCGCCGCCGGGGTTGAATGCGGTGAGGCACTCGACCTCCATCACGGTCTTCGGTCCAGAGCCGCCATTGGCGGGCGGCAGCAGCGCGTAGAGCTGGGCGCCCTGAGCGTTCATCGACATGGTTTGTCTCCAGTCAGAAAGTAAAAAGCCCGCACAAGGCGGGCATCGGGTAGATCGACAGTTCAGCGGGAAACCCACCAATCAACGTCGAAGCTGGCTCGGTAGTTCTTGGTCTCAGGGTCTCGCCCCTCGACACCCCAGCGAGTGACATAGGCATCTAGCTCGACCGCGTCACGGATGGCATCACGCACCATTCGAGCGGCCTCGCCAGTGGCTGCGTACACATCAACCTGCAGGGTTATGCTGTCGGCGTCAGGCCGGCCAGCCAAGTAGTTCTCAGGGCTACCGCTGACAACCTGCCAGACGGCATAGGGCTTGGCTACACCCTGCTCTGCCTCCCCAAACGAATAGAAGCGCATGGCGGTTCCGGTGCCGAGCAACGCCGTCACGGCAGAGCTCTGCAAACAGGCCTGTACGATCGGTGGGGTCATGAAGATGCCGCCTTTTTCGCAGCGCGCTTGATTGCGCGGTCGATTGCTTTCTCGTACTCGGTGACGAAGGTGTTGGTCACCTCGCTGATGCTGTCGGCCAGCGCCGGGCGCATGAATGGTGCTGCGGGCATCTTCTCGGTACCGAACTCAATCAGGCGCCAGTGCGGCGTCGGTGCGTTCGGGCTGAGATCTCCGCCATCCTTGAGCACCGCGCCGTGCAGCACACCGATCCGGAAGCCCAGGTCGCCAGTGCGCTTGAACAGACGCCCATTCCAGCGCAGCGCGATGTTGTCCGCAATCGAGCGGCCAGTAGCCTTGTCATCAATGCGCTCGGCGCCGGCCTTGGCCTTTTGTACCACCACTTGGGCAGCCTTCCTCAGCGCTGCCCGTCCACCCTTGCGGCGAATGTCGTAGCTGACGGCATCCAGTTTGCCGAGCAGGCTATCCAGGCCAGTGATGGAGAACTCGACACCGTCAGCCATCCTTCACCCCCTTCTCGACCAATAGCGTCAGGTAGTCCAAGCCGGACTTGGCGTCAGCCAGGGGCGGACCGACGATGCTGTATACCTCACCTCGGTAAATGATGCGCATGGTTGGAAGCACGCCAGGCCGGTAGCGGATCACTATCCTGCTGGTGGCCTGTGCTTGGCCGGCCTGAGCCGCGATGAATTCCCTGGCCGACAAGTCTTCGACACGGGCCGGGCATTTCTCCCAGCGCGAGACCCATTCAGGCTCCCCGAATTCCAGGGTCACCGGGTCACGCACCGGCCTCCGCTCCTGAATGTCGATGCGGTGCCGCAGTCTGCCGGCCTGCATCACACACCCATTCGGATGCGATACGGCATCAGCAGGTGCCGGGATGCCAGCGGCATCTCAACAGCTGTAGTCCCGGTCACCACGTCTTCACGGTTGGCGAACAGGTGGCCAAGCTTGAGCAGGCAGGCCGCCTGAATGGAAGGGTTGAGCACCATCCCGTAGGCGATGGCATCGGCCTGGTCATACGCATCGGCCAGCACCTGGCGGGCATGGTCGAGCATGCGGCAGCGTAGCGTGTGGTCCTGCTCTGCCTCAGCGGCAGCCACCGCCTCGGTGTTCGCCTCCTTGGCTTGCTGTAGGGCGGCAGACACGCCAGCACGGGCTTCGTCGAGCGCCACCTGATCCAGGTAGAAGCGGCGGTTGAGGAACTGCATCGCGGCCTCCTCCGCCGCATCGAGCTGCGCCTGGACCAGAACTTGGTCTTCTGGCTCGGCCAGCAGGTGGTGCATGGCCAGATCGATGGCGATCACAGACATGGATCACTCCTTGGCCTTGGTGGTAACGCTCTTACCGCCCTTGTTGGCCGGCTCCTGACCCTTCTTGTTCTCGGGCTCCGCAGCTTTCTTCACGTCGTACTCCTCGATCAAGCCGTTGCGCAGCAAGTCACGAGCACGCAGCTCGTCCACGGTGATTTCTTGGTTGCGCTTGACGTAAGCGCCACCGTTGTTGAAGCCCTTGATGGTTTTGACTTTGACGTCTGGCATGTGCGGTCACGCCCGGTTTCCCGGGCGCGCTCCTGAGGTGGTTACGGGGTGGCTTCGAATTCGCCGTGCACGAACGACTCGGGGCGATACACCGCCAGCGCCAGGCGCTCCTCGGCGCGGATGGTGACCATGTTGGTGCGGAAGTTGTCACCGTCTTCGGTGGAGACCTCGACAGCCGCTTCCTCGCGGTCGAATACCTGTGCAGCGATGTTCATCGCGCCGACCAGGAACTCACCCTCTGGCACCGCGTTGCTGTCCACCACCGGCAGCTTCCACAGACGCTGGACGCCGCCTTCTTGGACGTTCACCCAGATGTAGGAGCCGTTGGCGTCCTTGGTCAGCTCGATGTCTGCCCAGTCCACAGGGTTCAGCGCGATGGCCGAAGCACGGTACTCGGCCACGCGCACCTGCAGAATTGCGCGGCGCAGGGTGTCGATCTTGGTGTCGCCGGTTTTGCGCAGCGCTTCGTTGAAGGCGGTGGCTTGCGGGATAAGGCCCAGGAGGTTCTGCCCGGTGCCGTCGCCGGCCAGCAGCTGCTCCTCTTCCTTGTACTTCAGGCCGTAGATCGCACGGCCGTTGATATAGCTCTGCAGCAGCGGAATGTCCGACAGAACCTGCTTGGAAGCGCGGAACCAGTGGGCAATGGTGATGACGTTGGTAGTCTTCAGGCCAAAGGACAGATCGGACTGGGCCTTCGCGGCGCCCTCACCCGCCTGCGGCGCGGCCATGTTCTGGAAGCCGGTTTCCTGCACGAACTCGACCGCGTTCGAGCCGGTGCGGCCTGGCATGATCAAGTCGCGAATGGTGAATTCACGCTCTGGGCCCACCACGATGCCGGGTACCCGGGTCGGCTGGATCGCCACGCCGACGCCACCGGTCCCGGTGGTAGCGCTGGTGATGTTGGTCACGGCCTTGCGACCTACGCGAACGATGCCGCGACCGCGAGTTTGCAGCGACTTGAAGTCGTCGCAATCGGTCAGCTCCTCGCCAGCCGACTTGAAATCGACTGGATCATTGGCGGAGAAGCGGCGGGCCATCTTCTGCTCGATCTCTTGAAGGCGGTCCTGCAGGCCCAAGCCGTCCTTCACCAGGCCATCGAGGATGGTCTTGGTGTCGGCCAGGATGGTGCCGTGCGACTTGATTTCTTCGGTAGCCTTGGCGGCGAACGCCTTAATCTCTTTGTCGCGCTCATCGAGCAGGTCGTTGACCGCTTTCAGTTGCAGCTTGTCTTCGGCGTGCTCCTTGCGCTGGAACTGGCGGTGTTCGGAGCGAGCCTGGTTGCTCATGGCGTTATGCATGGTGAATCCTCAAAACGATGGGAGAGACAGTGCCGGGCGCGATTTCAGCGCCTCGACGATTTCAAGTTCTGCCAGGTCGCCCTCGGACTCGCTCCGGAGCAGATGCTGCAGCCCGCGGTTGGCAATCACCGCCGACTGGGTTTTCGAGAAGCCTGCCTCGCGCAGGAGCAACTCAAATTCGGGCATCGAAGGCAGGCCGCCGTGGGCCAACTTCGACTTGATCGTGTCGGTGCGGGCCTCGTCATTGGCCGGCACGGTCACGATGGAAATCTCGATCAGGTCGAGCTTGGTCAGCGTGCGAATGCGGGTCTTCTCATCGAAGCTAGACTCGCGCACGTAGTAGCCGATCGACAGGCCGGTGATCGAACGCGTCTGCATGCCGCGGTATGCGATGCGCGCATACGGGGCGTCCTGCAGCCAGAGCTCACCGGCGCCGAACAAACCCCGGTCGTCTTCCTTCATGCTGCTGATGTCCCAGCTGCCAATAGGCTCGCCGGTGCGGTGCTGCCAGAGCACCGGGAAGGTTCTCGACTTAGCCTTGGCGTCCTCAATCGACTCCAGGAACGCTCCAGGCGCGACCACCTCGTTGTAGCTGTCGACCACGCCAAACACTGAGCCGTAGCCAGAAAAAAGGCCGTCGTCGCCGACAGCCTTCACGTCATAGTCGAAAGAGCGGTACTTGACCGCCGCCAGTCGATCCTTGTGTCTCATGGGGTGTTACCTCTTGGCTGGTCGTTGAGCCAGTCGAGCAACGCCGACTTGGCCTGGTTGGCACCGCCGGGGTCTTCACCCAGCTTGTCGATCGGCAACATGTTGGATTGCACGGTGAGCTTGGCCGCGTTACCGCCTTCGGCCGGCATGTTCTCTTTCAGCCGGCACTCATCTCGCGTGTAAATCCCGTTCTGGGTCATTGAGCTGTAGAAGGCCGCACGTGCCGCGCTATCCATGCGCAGCAGCCCTTCCGGGTTGAACTTCACGTAGAAGCGGCGCCGTTCGTCTGGACGCAATAGGCGCCGGTTCGCGCACATCTCGATGCGTTTGATCCATGGCAGCAGGGTGAAGGACAGGAAGCCGATCATCTGCTGCTCCATGCCAGTGCCCCAACTGGTGGAGTTCTGTGTGTGCCCGACCATCCAGGGAGGGACGCGGAACCAGCGGCAAATCTCCTCGACATTGAACGCCCGGGTCTGGAGCATCTGGGCATCCTCGGGCGTCATGGAGACTTGCTGGTACTTCATGCCCGCCTCGAGAACCATGGTCTTGCCGTGATTCGTGGCACCGGAGAACTGCTTGATCATGTCCTCGCGGATGTCCTTCCGCTGTTCCGGCTTGAGGATCTGGTCCGTGGACAGGACGCCGCCCAGCTTCATGCCGTTGGCGAACATCTTGGCCGCCGACTCATCAGCCGCCATGGCCGAGCCCAGCACCTGTCGCCCGTATGCCAGAGGCGAAAGGCCGCAAAGCGGGTCAACGCCGAAGGCTCGGACGTGCACCATCTGATCCTCGGTCAACGTGTGAGGCTTGCCGAAGTTGTCGGTGTAGCGGTACTCAATGGAGCCGTCCGCCAGGCGCCGCGGGGGCGACATGTTCTGCGGTAGAAGGAACTCCAAACTCGTCAAGGTGCGGCCGCTCTGGTGGGGCTCACAGAAAGCATTCCCCTGCAGCAGCAGGCTGGCCATGACGTTCTCCCAGAACTCCACAGGGGTTTGGTCGGCGTTGGGTTGCTGGCTGATGACGAAGTTGACCGGGTGAGAGCTGGCCACCACCGGCGCACCGTTCCTGTCCTCGTACAAGGCGATCGGCAGCGTGGCGATGGTTTCAGCGATCAAGCGCACGCATGCCCAAACAGTCGAGAGCTGGAGCGCCGTCTGCTGGCTGACCACCTTCCCTGAGGCCGAGTCGGTACCGTAGAAGGTGTTCCAGAAGGCGGAGTCGGTTAGGCCGATCTTGCGGCCCGCCCATCCCGCCAGGCTCGATGCCACTCCCGGCTCGGCCGACTTCACCAGGGCCTGGCCGAGGATCTGCGTGAATGATTTAGCCACCGATCAACCCCTTGCGAATGAAGCCCGCGGCGATCAGTAGCGAACCGGCAGCGGCCAGCAGCGCGTAACCCAAGCCGGCCAGCACGTATACACCAGCGACGCCCAGCAGCAAGCCGCCGGCGGCAAGCACCAGAAAGATGATCAGGCCAGTTTTCATAGGTTGTCCCGTTAGCCAACCACGATCGGGCTGGCAAGAAAGTCATCGAAGTGGCCGGAGTCATCGATACCGAGCTTTATGGCCACGGCGCAGCCGGTGATCAGACTCACCATGCCGTCGATCTTGTTCTCCGGGCGCTCCTTGTTGGGGTAGATGTTGTCCTTCACGTCCAGCTTTGCCACCACGTTCGAGGCCATCCAGGTCAGTACCGGGCAATCGCCGTGGGCAAGCTTTCGCTGCAGCACCAGGGCTTCAACCTCTTTCATGGGTTCGCTCAGGTTCTGCACCGTCTGGCGGAGCTCAACCATCGGCAGTCCCTCGGCGTCCATTTCCTGGGCCAGCTGCGTGGCCTGCCAGGGGTCGTAGGCATAGGCCCGGATGTCGAAGCGCCCGGCAAACTCACGCATGTCCTCCTTGATGACTTCGAAGTCGGTGACCTCGCCGTCAGTCAGGGTCAGCAGTCCGAGCGCATCGAACTCGCGGTATCGCGCGGTGTTGCTGTCCAGCTCCTCGAGCACGCGCGCTTCTGGCAGGTAGTACCTGGCGTGGATGTGCCAGAACGGGTCGTCCCCATGAGGCGGGAAGATCAGCAGGTTCGCCGCGATGTCGATCTTGCTCGCCAGGTCGAGACTGCCGTAGCACGGGCGCCCCTCCAGCTCCGCAAGGCTTTTCCTGGCCGGAGCCTCTTTCCAACGCAGCATGTTGAGCCAGGCATTCTTGGCACCGACCCATTCGTTGAGATGCTTTGTACGGAAGGTGGCCTGCTTGGTCGCCGATTGCATCGCATCACGCTGGCGGGCCAGCAGGAAGTCCTCGGCGACGGATATCCCAAAGTTTGGATTAGCCTTGCGCAGCGCGATTTCGCTGGTCCAGTCGTCGCCCTGGTCGATGGTGTAGAGGGCCGGCCATAGGTCCGGTCGGTCGATCACGCCTTCCAGCATTCGCTCGGAGTCACGAATCAGTTGGTGGCAGGGGCCGCCAATACTTGAACCCGCCGTGGTGATCACCAGCATGATGGGCTGCTCGCGGGCACCCATCCCGGTCTCCATCGTGTCGTAGAGCGTGGAGTCTTGGTGTTCGTGATATTCATCCACCACCGAACACGACGGCGATGACCCGTCTCCTGGCTTGCCGATGACAGGCTCGAAGCGCGACCCATCGGCCAGAACGACCATGTTGGATGCATTCACGTCGACGCCGTAGTGCTCTCGGAGATCATCAGTCCGCTCGACCATCAGTTTTGCCGGCCGGAACACTTCCCAGGCTTGCTTTTCCGTGGTCGCACCAGAGTAGACCTCGGCGCCGAACTCTCCATCGGCAACGAACATGTACAGGCCAACGCCGCCGCCGATGATGGACTTGCCGTTCTTCCTGGGCACGAACACCAGAATCGTGCGGTAACGCCGGGTGCCATCCTTCTTGCGGACCCAGCCGAACGGCACGCACACAGAGAAAAGCTGCCATGGCTCCAGCTTGATCAGTTGCTTCTTGCCGCCCCATTTACCCTTGGTGTGCGGCAGCAGTTGCAGGAACTTGGCGACCTTCTCCGCCTTGGCCGGATCGAACTTGTACGGGAAGTCCTTTCGCTTCGACGCGACCAGGTCATCGAGGTGACGCTGGGCCAGCAGCATGATCCACTTGCAAACGAGGATCTTCCCGGCGACGACATCCTTGGCGTACTTCTCAGCCGCCTTCATCAGCGGAAATTTCGTCTTTGCCATCACAGCTCCGCGAAAGCATTGCCCTTCGGCGCGTCCTTCTTGCCGCCGCCAACCTTGGATCGGTCGGCCGGGGTCATGCCGAACTTGCCGAGCATGGCCTCCAGCCGCACCAGCTTGGCAGCAGGGAAATCGAGTGGGTCGGTGCGGAACTGGGCCAGCAGGTTGGCGGCCAGTTCCAATGTCAGTCGGTCAGAGTTGGTCAGCACGTCCCGCGGGGCGTACTTGGCGATCTCTTTCCAGGCGTGGAGCACTGCTCCATTGATGTGAGCCGGCGGGGCGGTCAGCTCGCCCGCCGGCTCAGCGTCCTCGCGGCGCCGCTGGGGGTCTTTCTTGAACGCACCCGTCAGCTCAAGCACGTTCGTCGGCTTGCGCGGTCGGGCCATTTTGGAAACCTGAATTTTGCGGAAATAGAAAAAAGGCTGAGGGCGCGGTGTCCGAGCGGAAAGGCCTGAACTTTAGGTCCTCCCCCTCCCCATAGACGAGATTCCGTCTCATTTGCGCCGATTTCGATCATTTTTTGATCGCTTTCGACTCCCGTTGCGTCTTCGCCTTGTGGCAGTCGCGGTTGATAGCCCTAAGGTTGCCGTCATCGTCGGTACCGCCGTGGGCCAGGGCCACGATGTGGTCAACCTCATGGGCTTCGCGTATTCGACCTAGCTGGGTGCAGTCATCGCACCGGCAGAGGTACTGGTCTCGCTTCAGAATTCGCTCACGCTTGCGGCGCCAGGGGCGACCACCACGGCCCGACCCCTTACGTGTCGCCCAGGCCTTGGCCTGTTCGGCAGCCAGCTCTGCATGACAATCGCAGTAGCCATTGGCGTTGCGGTGCAACGATCGGCAGCCCTGCGCCCGACACGGGCGCTGCGGTCTCAACGGCACGGCGAGCCGTCCAAGTAGGTCTGCGGCTCGGCGTCCGGGTCTACATCTTCGCCGTCCGCCAGTGCCTCGATCAGTGCCAGGTTCTGGGTTGCGATCTGCTCGAGCAGTGCGGTCTGCTTCTGCTGCTCTGCCAGAAGGTCGCTGACGCTTGGTTGCAGCTGAGCAGTAATGCCCGCCTCTAGCACGACCAGCTCACACTGGAGTCGATCAGCCGTCCCCGCCAGGTGCTGAGTCAGCCGCTCGCGTACTTCCGCCTTGATTGGGAATGGAACGCTGACCACCAGGAGGTCGCCCTTCTTCGGGCTCAGGCTCTCGATCTGTGGTGAGAAGGTTTCTTGCTCGCTCATATGCCACCTTGGTCCATTTGTTTAACCACTCGCGCCGGGCGGCGCACCCACTACAGGCCATCACCAACCTCCTGCCATCTTCGTTCCCACCACCACGCCCATCAGGAACACCGCCACAACCAGCAACACGCTGACGCCAGGTGCGTATGGCATTGAGCCTCCTCGCATCGCCGGTGGTGCCGGCGGTGGCTGCCAGCCAACGGGACGTCCTCGCCATTCAGTTGTGGGCGGTGCTTTCTCTCGTTGGAGGCAGCCGTGGCAAATGAAAAAGGTGTCGCTGATCTTGAAGGGGTTCGGCTCAAGCTTGACCCAGCGGCAGCGTGAGCACTCGAACTCGCAGAGCATTGGCTATCTCCGGTACCAGGTCAGTTGGTAGCACCGCGCATCGGGCGGCACCTCAGCAATGGGCCAGCGGAGGCAGTCCATGTGCTTGCGCTGTGGCCGGGTTCGGCTCACCCGCAGCGTCTGCACTAGGTAGGCAGAACCGGCAGCAGTGGTGATGTAGTCACCGACCGCGATGCCATCGGCGCCGTCCAAGTAGAGCTTGCAGGGTGTGTAAGGCGCTCGCGTTCTGGCCATCCTCAACCCTCCAAGCTACTGGCCGTTCCAGCCCAGCAGCTTGAGCTGGTCATCGATAGCGGCCAGTTCAGCCCTGAAGTGATCCGCCAGCGGCTCGGTAACCGACTGCAGGACACCCTCGTCTTGGTAGTCGCCGGTGATGGCCAGTGACACACCCTTGCCGCTCAGCACCACCTCAAGCCGGCGCTCCACCCGGTCGCGGGCATGGAAAAGACTGTACGCGGTCGCGATCTGCTGTCGGTTCATCTGAGTCTCCGCGCCACGAAACGGCGCATGTCGATTTTGTGGCGCGGATCATTCCGCCTTGCGGCTCGGCAGCTTGAAGTCGGTCACGCGGTCAGCGATGGCGCGGACCTTCTCCACGCCCAGGAAGCCAACCCAGCCACCCACGAAGGTGGACATGCTCTGCGGCAGGCCGAAGAACTCAAGGCCGCTGATCATGGTCAGGGTCAGGCCGCCGCAGATGGCGCCCTCCACCAGCATCTGCCGGCGAGTGCCGCCACCGTATGTGATGCGCAGTACAGCCATGGCGCAGGACAGGCCGGCCGCATACAGCAGGGGCGAATGCTGGCTCAGCCACGCAAGAGCAATCGCCCAAGTGTCTGGTTTGTCTGGCATGTTGGACATCCGGATTCCTCCCTTGCGGGAAGCAGAAAAAGAAAAGGCCCGCCGTTATGGCGAGCCCTTGAATGGGTGCGGAGGGCTGGTGCTTACGGGCCCCAAGTAAATCAACGTGATATGTTTCGTTGGTCGCACTGGGCGGCTATTTCATCTTGCGAGGAGCAAGCATGACCAACATCGAAAAATTTGACGAGATCGCCAGCAAGCTGCTGAGCTATCTGGGTGCTACGTTCCCTCTTCCCGCCAATGTTGGCCTTGGTTCGCTGGGGCTCAAGGAGTCAGTGAAAGGGGTGAGTGACCCTGTTACCGAGACAACCACTGGTGGGGAGCCAGAAACGGAAGACGAAAAATATTTCCTCCCAACTGTCGCCTGGCTTGAACAAGCTGGTTACATCCAGAAAAGCAAAGCTGGCCATCACCATGGTCTGGTTCTGACAGAAATAGGGTTAGATCTCCTTGGGATCGCGCCCTCCGCACTTACCCGCCAGGGATAAATGCAAAACCCCGGCTGAATGGCCGGGGTTCGTTGGTGTCGCGTTGCTTGCAAGCTGGACACGCTGCTATGAAAACAGGTGTTTATCCGTCCGGAAAGAACTTTTTACGCAGCTTCACGAAATTGTTCCAAGAACGAGTCAACCCAGGCCACTCCCTGCTTGACGATCTCGCGGGCTGATCGCTCGGACATCCTGGACATTTCGCCGATTCGAACCATCGTCCACTTCGATCCGAAGTACAGCCAAACGAAGTCACCCATTTGCTGATTGCGCTGGGTGAGCTTGGCCACCGCCGAGTCGATCACCAAGGCGGCGTCATCGGTCAGGCTGTACTCGGTCCCACCACCAGCTGTCGCTGCAGTTATCGAAGGGGAGACATACCGCGGCACTCCCATTCCATCCATTCGCCAACTACCCCATTGCTCGAGCAGCCATTCGGTATCCCCAAGCGGCTTGTCCATGTAGGTGCGTTTTTTCATGCAGCCCTCCGGGGCGTAGGGTCAGTGTCGAGGCCGAATAGGTCGCGCAGCAGCTTGTCAGCGTGTTTGTTCTTGGCGTTACCTTCGGTGATCCATCCCTTGGCAAACTGCTCGAATCCCACATTGGCGCGGGCGGCGTGCCAGTCAGCCACGATATCCATCAGTGCTGCCGAGGCGATGCGGCCGTTGTTCTGCTCCAGGAGCATGCGGTTGCCCACCTTGAGGAACTTGCACTCCACTGGGGTCATGCTCTTGCGCGGCAGTGCGGCAGTAACGTTACTCATCGAGTGGCTCCTTGGGCCACGCGGGCCTCAGCAATTCGAACAAAGCCCAGGAACTGGTCAGCCGGCATTGCCTCCTTGATAACGTCGAGGATCACCCGATCCATGTGCTGCTGGGTGTGCGCCTTGGCCTCCTTGCGCAACTGGCCGCACCGGTACAGCAGGCGGGTGCGGTCATGGTTGATGTGCTTGAGCGCGGCCTTGGCCCGGTTGTACCAGCTGCGATCGTATGGACGCCCCTGAACAGCGCCCTCTTGCGCCTGGCTCAGCGCCAGCTCCAGGCGGATTGCGTCACTCACCAACTGCTCGTGCAGGGCCTCGCAGGCCTCAAGGGTTTCCGGCAACTCGCGGGGCCCCACAAGGCGTGGGTGCGCTTCTGCGAGTTTCGGGGCATTGCCAGCGGCAACAGGCTGCTCGGCGCCAGCACGCTTGGTGACGGTTACCGAGAGGACCGGAGTTGCAGGTTTGCCAGCGCCAGCGCGCGGCCACAGATCAGAAAGTTTCACGATGCTTGCTCCCCTTGCGGTGTTTGGAGAAATTCAGGACGCGGGCCATCTCGACTTCATCGTCAGGTGGTAGTCGGTTGCCGGCAAAATTGACAAATCGGGCGTACTGCCCTTGGCGCTGTACCAGGCAAGAGCCCTGGGGGGCTTGGCGCCCCTTGTCGAGGATCAGTTCGGTAACGCCCTGCTGCCCCGCTTCCGACTCTGGGTCGTGGTGAACCAGGATCACCGCGTCGGCATCCTGCTCGATCTGGCCGGAGTCGCGCAGGTCGCTCGCCTGGGGTTTCTTGCCTGGGCGACTCGCTGGGTTCCGGTTGAGCTGCGCCAGCACCAGCACCGGCACGCTCAACTCCTTGGCCAGGTTCTTCAGGGCAATCGAAATCTTGGCCACGGCATCGGTGCGGCTCTGGTTCTTGCCCTCCGCGCCCACCAGGCCCAAGTAGTCGATCATCAGGATGTCGAGGCCCTTTTCGCGCTGGAGCCTGCGAGCATCCGAACGGATGGCGCTCATGGTCATGCCCGGGGTGTCGTTCAGGTACAGCTGGGCGGCCTCGATCTTGCTCCCTGCTGTACCGATGCGCTGCCACTCGTCCTCGTCCAGGCTCTTGACCTCTTCCATGCGGCGCAGGTCTACGCCACCTTGCGAGGCGATGGTGCGGATGGTGAGTTCTTTCTCGTCCATCTCCAGGCTGAAGATCAGGCCCACCCCGGCGCCGCGGATGGCGATGTGGTTGACGATCTGGAGGCCCAGCATGGTCTTGCCGCTCCCTGGGCGTCCGGCGATGACCACCATGCTCTTGGGGCGCAGGAAGCCGATCAGCTTATCCAGGTCAGCCAAGCCGGTGGACAGCTTCGGTGGTGCTCGGTCGTCCAGCACTTCCTGCATGCCGTCAAAGACCTTGGGCAGCACCTCGGCCATGCGCTTGTACCCGGCCTTCTCGGAGCCTTGGAGGTCACGCAAGTCAGCGATGGACTGCTGGGCCTGGGCAATGATCTCGTCCGGCACCAGGCCGCTTGCAACGGCAGCCTTCGCAGAATGTCCAAGGTCGACCACCTGGCGGATCACCGCCCACTGCTTGACCTGCTTGGCGTAGGCCATGACGTTCGCCACCGAGGGCACATTCCGGCACAAGTCCGCCGCGAAGCCCAGGGTGGCCTTGCCGCTTGGCAGGACACGCTGCGCATCCCCCACCGTTACAGGATCGACCGGCAGGCCACGCTCAAGGCAATCACGGATCACGTCGAACAGGGCTGCGTGGTCGTCGTAGAGGAAATCGCCGCTGGTCATCTGCCCCATGATGTCATCCACCAGCGAGGCATTGCCGTCCAGCGATGCGAGCATGACCGCCCCCAGCACGCCGTGCTCGGCCTCGGGGTAGCCCATCACCAGTCCGCTCATGCTTCACCTCGCGCCGAGGCCCAGGTGAACAGGACAGCAGGCCCACCAGCATCGGTCAGGCGATCAACAGCGCGGTCGCCCAAGCACTTGCGGAGGCCGGCCAGGCCCAAGTTGGAAATCACGATGGTCGGCATGAGATTTCGGTACCGCGAGTCGATCACCTCGAACAGCACCTGCCGCTCGAAGTCGCTGCCGTGCTGGACGCCAACCTCATCGATCACCAGCAGATCAGGCGCCAGCAGGCCGACATATACATCGCGCTCCGTCTGCTCGGACTTCTTGTCGAAAGTCATCTTGATGTCGCGGATGATCTCGATTGCCATGGTGTAACGCGCAGACGCGCCGTAGCTGCGGACCACCTGCTGGGCGACAGCGCAGCCCAAGTGCGTCTTCCCGGTACCCACGTCCCCCAGCAGCATCATCGAGCGGCCAAGCTCCCAGTTGCGCTCAAACTCGCGCACGTAGTCGCTGCACTCAGTCAGCGCTACGGCCTGGCCTTCGGTTTCGGTGCGGTAGGTGTCCAGGGTGGACGCACGGAAGCGCAGCGGGATGTCAGAGGCCATCAGGCTGACGTTCATCGCCCGGTCACGCCGAACGGCCAGCGCCGGCTGGCGGACAGCTTCGTCGGCTGAATGCAGCGCGTCGAATTGGCAGCGGGTGCAGCCTTGCCAGAAGTGATCGCCCGAGAACGACTCGATCAGCTCGTCTGTGAAATCGCCGTGCACTCGGCACTGGCCAGGTTTGAATTCCAGGGTTTTCGGGGTGGTCATGATCTTGCTACCCGGTAAGTCCCGTTGGGCTGGCGAACCAGGCCTTCGGTGTGGTCAATTTTGTCGAGGTCGGTGTGATGCGATTGGCCTGCCCCCCTGGTGCCGGAAGCCCATGCATCCTTTTTCAGCCGGTCGACAATCCAAGAGGTCTTGAAACCTTGCCAAGCAGCCGTCATCGCCTCGGCCAAGGCCTTGTCGGGACTGATACCGGCTGCCCGGCACCCCTCCAGTTCGGCCAGCACGTTGTTCCAGATGGTCAGGTTCAGAGGCCCTTTCTTCTTCCTGAACTGGAAGTAATCACGGGCGGTTTGCTCGCTCAGATCGGGTGGTGCCAACTCGAGCATCTGCTCAACCGTAAAACCGTCATTTCCCCTCTTACGGTTCTTTGATGGTTCACCTTTGGGTTCTATTACGGTTCTGGGGGCATCTGGTGCCGGGGTGTCCGGCATCTGGTGCCGGGGTGGGGGGCACGTGGTGCTGGGGTCCCCGGCATCTGGTGCAGGGGGGCATTTAATGCCGGGGGCATAAGATGCCGGGGTTACAACGTAGTATGTCGACCTCCCAGCACGCTCTTTCGCCACCAGCAAGCCGACGCTTTCCAACCAACGGATCGCGTTGCGCACGGCCCGTTCTTTCAGGCAGGTGCGCTCGCAGATCCTTGCAATGGAAGGCCAGCACACACCGTCATCGTTGGCGTTGTCGGCTAGGGAGATCAGCACCGACTTCTGGGCGGCGCTCATTTCCAGCGGCCAGCAGGCGGTCATCAGGATGGTGCTCACAGATCAAGCTCCTCTGTGATGCGGCGCACGAAGGCGTCGTAGGTCTCGGCCATCTCGAAACCGTTGTCTTCCAAGGCCTGGCGCCCGGCCTTGGCCAGCTCGTACAGCGCCCACCGCTCTCGCTCTGGAAAGCCTTTGAACTGGCTGTAGGTAGGCCAGGGGCCGGTTATGATCGACGCGCCAGCGCGCTGCTGGAGCGTCTGGGCAGGGTTTGCGGTCGTGGTCATTGGAGAGTCTCCGATCCGGCGCCGGTGATCGCGGCTACGTGCTGGGCAAGGTCAGTCAGCGAGCCACCAGAAAGGCGCAGAACGAGCGAACGCAGCGCTGTCACCGCATCCAGCGAAGAAACCCGCGCCTCGGCCATTTCAAGCGCCTGGGGCGAGTGGTTGCTGATCGTCGCGAACACCTTGTCGGCATAGTTGAACGACGCGCTGGCGAGCTGCAGAGTGGTCAGATGGTCGAAAACCTCGGGCCGCAGTGGCTCGCGCAGAGTGTTGACGATCGGAATGCTGAAGGTTGGCGGCTCACCACCCTCCAGCAGATGCCGACGCTCCTGCTCGAGGTGCTCTCCCGAGACGACCGAAGCATCACTGCCGGTCTGTCGCTCGAACAGCACGCTCAACGCCAAGCTGGCGCCGACCAGGCCGACATAGGTTTCGTCAAACTCGCGGATCTTGGCGCCATCGCTGACCACCTCGATTGCGTCCATGACGGCCTCGAAGGACAGCAACATCAGAGCCGCATTGGAGAAGCTCTCGAAGTAGGCCTTGTTGATCACCTTGCTCATTGGGCACGCTCCAGGCGCTCGACGAGCCCGCGGAGTTTGCGTTTCAGTCTGGTGGTCAGTTCACGCGCGGCCAGCCAGCGCTGGAAGGCGGCATCGGTGAAGCGCAACACCCCATGGAAGCGCTCATCATCCGGATCAATGCGTTTGCGAGGCTCGCCTGGGTACGGATGGCCGTAGGCGGCAAAGTAGGTCTTGTACAGGCCGTTCAGCTCACGACGTAGCGCGTTGCGCTGGGTTTCAGCCTGCTGATAGCCCACGGCAGCCTCGGCGATTTGCCCCATGAGTTGTTCGTAGGTCGGTTTCTTGCTCACAGGGAATTCTCCGGGTTGAACTTGGTGTAGAAAAACTCGCCATTCCAGGTCTGCTTCATGGGCAGCTTTCCGGCGAGATACATGTCGTGCAGGCGGCGCGCACCCTCCTCCAGCATCACGGGCGTGTACTTGATGAACGACGGAATGCCTTCGCCGCGAATCGTGGTGGGTTTCTCTGTCAGCCAGTGCTTATCGCGCGCCTCTGCATACACCCGATATTTCGGGGAGCTTTCTGGGTCTCGTTCGGAGTTGAAGACCCACTTGATGTGGATGAGGTAGGCCATGACCTGCTGCGAATTCACACCGTTCAGGCGCTTGGCGAATTGCGGAACCGTCTCCCCAGGCATGAACAGGTTCTCCAAGGCTTCAATCTTCTTGGCCTGCTGCTGGTTCTCCAGCGCCAGCACGGCCTTCTCCTCGGCCAAATCGGCAGCAAGGCGCAGGGCACCCGGAAGATCCTGGGGAAGGATCGGCGCTGGCGCCGGCCTGAAATAGTTGCTGACCAGCTGGCGCTGGACGGACCACGACAAATCGTCGGTGAAAGGCTTGACCAACATCAGATAGCCTTGCTCGGCCATCAGGATCAGTCCGCGGTTGGGCACCTCAATTCCAAAACAACGCAATACGTCTTTTTGGCTGGTGTCGGCGAAGAAATAGTCCGCCCCCTCGATGAGTCGGTCCTTGTGGGCAGTGAAGGTGCGGCCAGCAGTTCCATCGGGCCGCTCATGTACCTGGTCGATCATCGCCAGGGTGACCACGCGCTGACCGCGATATTCGACGATGGGCAACTGGGTGTTGTGGATGGTGACCAGGTTCATGCATCACCTCCCACATCCTTTGCTTCGTGGAAGGCAGCAGCGTTGCGGTGGGGGTACAGGAAATTGCGTGTATCGAAAACGACACGCTCAAGGAGGCGTTCAAGTTCGCCCGTGACAGGATTATCGAAGCCGCCCAGCGAAGGCACGACGTGCGCCCAGTACAGGGCCTTAATCAACTTGAATGATTCGCGCGCGTCGTTGAAACGCGCGATATCCGCTGCGGTGAGGGTCACGTCGTGGACGATCTCACCGGACACCGGCGCCAGCACCAGAGCAGTTTGCTTCATCATGCCGCACCTCCCGCGCCACGTTTTGCAACAGCAGGGTTTTGTGGCGCGCTTCCTTCGTACCTGCCGAAAAAACCCAGGCGCGACATCAGCTCATGGCCAGGATCTGCGGCGGTACGAACGGAGCCGACCAGATCCGCCATGTGATCCGCGACAATGCGGCACTCATTGATGTCTTCGTGCGGATGTGCAGCAACCCAGATGACCTTAACCTCCTGGCCTGGGAAAGACAGGCGTAGCATGGCGGCAATCTCTTCCGCCGAGACCTCGTCGCGAATAATGGGCATGGAGAAGCGGGACGCGCCTGGCTCCTTAGCGATCGTCACCACGTAGTACGTGTGCGTGAAAATCACGTCGAGCTCGACCTTATCGACGGAGTTTGTCATTGGGCACCGCCTTGCTCTGAGGCATGCGGGAGTGCGTCGAGATAGGCGTACTCGTGATGGGCATAGAGCGCCTGAGTGCAGAACTCGAGAGCACTGAGCAAATCCTCCCGGTCGCGAGACAACAGCATTTCGCCAAGCTGAGCCTGGTCCTCAAGCAGAACGCGGGCAATGCCATAAGCGCCTTGGGCGGCGCGGAAGCGATGGCGCAGATCAACCAAATGTGGTTTGGGTTGTTGCGCCGGGTTTTGAGTTTTGCTATTTTCTGGATGCGCCATAGCGCCGTCTCCTATTCAAAGACGTTACGAACTAACCACTCCTCCTACAGAGTGGCGTGAGAAACCCGCTTCCTACGGCGGGTTTTTTGTTGCCCGGAGAAAAGTCAGCCGGACAGCAAAAACAGGGATGCCGAGGCCGTCATGGGGAGGCCTGCGCAGCACTGGATAGATTCACAGCAGATTCGTTGGTCTGCTCAATGATAGGGAAAGCCTGTACCTTTTCGTTCAAGGTCGAGGGCTCCTCTGGATACAGGTCGGGGCGTAGCAAGCACCGAGAAACTCCCGAGGCTGCCTCGATGCGCAAGACATGCTTTGGCGGAACGCGACCTGTGGCGCACATGCGCTGAACGTTCTGCGGGGTGCAGCCTAGGGTTTTGGCCAGAGCCGTTTGGCTCCCCACCGCCTTCACGGCTGAAGCCATTGCTTCGGTGCTCATCAGTGGTTCCTGCGGACTTATGACATTGCTGGCAAGCCTACAACCGGCGTTTCCATTTTACAAATCATATTTGCAATGCCAGCTACAACAGGAGGTTGTAAGATAACGCCATGAAGAAACTTGCCGAAATCATCACAGAAGCCCGAAAGAGGGAGCGACTCACTCAGTCGGAGCTGGCGCGCCGACTGGGCTTGACACCTCAAGCAGTCCAGGCTTGGGAGTCAGGGCGATCGACCCCTAAACCATTGATGCTTGTGGATATAGCCGAGGCGTTAAATCTATCGCTGGAAGACCTGGTGAGCACCGCCATCGTCCAGCTGAACGAAGAAAATCCTGGGCGGCGCACGGTGGTAGTGTTCCCGAACAAAGAAGACCCGGCGAAATCCATTGTCGGTAACGCAGAGTATCTCGGGCCACTTGATACCTGGGATGACAGTACCCCATTGGATGACGACGAGGTCTACGTGCCATTCCTCAAGGAAGTGGAGCTTTCCGCAGGTAGCGGTAGGACTGTCGTTGAGCAGTCTCGAGAGAACAGGCTTCGGTTCGGCAAGAGAACTCTTCGGCGGCAAGGCGTACAGCCAAGCGAGGCTGTGTGTGTTTCAGTTACCGGAAACAGCATGGAGCCGGTCCTTCCCGACAAGAGCACCGTTGGGGTTGACAGAGGCACAACTGGCGTTATCGACGGAAAGATGTACGCCATTGATCACGATGGACAGCTCAGGGTGAAGACGCTCTATCGTCTTCCCGGTGGCGGCATTCGCATGCGAAGCTTCAACCGGGACGAGCACCCGGATGAAGAGTACACAGCCGAAGAAATGGCTGAGAAAGGTATTTCGATCCTGGGCAAGGTGTTCTGGTCATCCGTACTCTGGTAGCAGCAGCCCAGCCCCAAAGCAAACCCGCCGCATGCGGGTTTCTTTTTGCCAAAAATTACAAATTCTATTTACAACAAACAAACAGTAGTTGTAATGTTGCGACATCTTCCCTCGGATGGAATCGATCGCATGAACGCACTGACTTTCGGTAACTGGACTGGCAGCCTTGGAATGGGCCTGGCAGAGCGCGAGCTCCAGTGCGTAATGGCCGTTGCTTGCGGGATGACCAGCAAAGAGGTCGCCCGCGAGCTCGGTGTAGCGAAGGACACTGTCGACAAACGCCTGCTTGCTGCGAGTACAAAGCTCGGCGTCATCAAGCGGGCTCAGCTGGTAGCCGAGGCGATGCGCCGCCAGATCATCGCCCCTTCGGTCATGGCCCTGATCGCCCTGCTGACGACTCATGCCGTACTCGGCGACGACCAGGCGATGCGGATTCGTCGTGGAGGTAGCGGCGGCGAGCGGAAAGTAGAAACCCGTGTTGCAACCCGGCGCGCTGAATGCGCCCTGGCGGTGGCGTAACGCTGACCGCCTGATCTGATCCACCAAAGATTTTGCGAAAGCCATCAATCGCGGCAGGCCCTCGGCTTGCCCGGAGAAAGCTTCACCAACCCAAGAGGAAACACCCATGTTCGGCAAATTGTTCGGCAAGAAATTCGGCAACGCCAAGGCTGAGCTCAAGAAGGTAGAGAACCGCGACCTCATGCAGGCCATCGTCGGCGGTTGCCTGCTCGTCGCTGCGGCGGACGGCGAGATCAGCAAGAACGAGGCGGCTCAGATCGACATCCAGATCCGCGCCAACAAGAACCTGGAGCACTTCGGCCAGGAAATCACCGCCACCGTGAACCTGTTCACCGAGCAGCTGCAGGCCGGCTTCCGCCTCGGCCGCATGAACATCATGCGCGAGATCGCGGACATCAAGAACAACCCTCTCGATGCTGAAGAGGTGTTCGTGAACATGATCACCGTAGCCGAGGGTGACGGGAACATCAGCCCGGAAGAACTGAAAGTCCTAGCGGACGTAGGCGTGCAACTTGGCCTTCGCCCGAAAGACTTTGGGATAGATGTGTGAAGCGGAAGCACATAGGCCTGGGAGCGGTTGCAGGGCTCTCCCTGTCCGCACTCGCTATCACCGCCGTTGTGAACTGGGGGTCGTGCCAATGGTACGGCTACCAGACAGAGCGGCAAACCAAGTTCGCGCCCTACGTCGGTTGCATGGTGAAAACCACCGGCGGCTGGGTGCCACGCAACGAACTGCGCACAACGCAGTGAGCTGAAGGGCGGCGCTCGCCGCCCACACCTACAAGGAGTTTGACCATGTTGATCCTTACTCGCCGGGTAGGCGAAGCCATCAAGATTTCCGACAACATCACCGTTGTTGTGCTGGGCGTGAAGGGCAGCCAGGTGCGCCTCGGCATCGAAGCTCCGGAAGGCGTAGCTGTGCACCGCGAGGAAATCTTCGAGCGCATCCAGGCTGGTCTGCAGCAATCGGCGCCGGCAAATCAACCTGAGCCCGACCGGTCCGAACCGCTGTACGCCAACCGCACCGAATCGGAGTGGCGCCAGCTGCTGGCTGAGGAACAAGCCGTGCAGGTAAATAAGGAGGTGACCCATGGCCTTTGAATACGGCTCCCGCGAGGCGGACAAGTTCGTGGTTCGACTGCCGGATGGCATGCGTGACCAGGTTGCAGCGGCAGCAGACGCAGACGACCGTTCGATGAACTCGCTGATCGTCACCGCCATTCGCAACGAATTGGATGGACGCGCCCGTGCCAACGCCCTCCTCGATGCGCTGGCCCAGGCAGCAGAATCCAAGGGGGTTCAACATGCAAGCGCCTGACCGTATCACCTTGGTTTTGAAAGCGCCCGAGGGTGGAAGCCTTGAGCAGGTCCTGCCGTTCGCTCTCCGCGGGGCCCACGTTTCAATCGGGCGCGGCTTGGCTGTTATCACCGGGGCCAGCCAGGGCGACCTTGTAACCCCAGCGCTTGACCGCGAAGAGTTCTCTATCGACAACCACGTCCGCATGGCCGCCGATGCTCGCCGTTACCGCTTTCTCCGCGACCGCGAGCGCATCGAAGACCCCGATGAAGACCTGCTGGTGGTGCGTGGCGATAACTGGCTATCCGGCGAAGAGCTGGACCAGGAGATCGACACCGCACTGCGCGTGCAGGCAATGCAGCAGCAGGTGGTGCAGGACACGCAGGAGCAGCAGCCATGAAGCAAGTCGACCTGCTCCTGCTGCTGTGGGATGCCCTGCAGCAGCGCCAAACCACCTTTGGCCAAGTGTTCGACCTGTCTGCCGCTTGTGGCCTGGATGGGCGCCGTGTGCTGGCCGATCACTTCGACTCACAACTTGGACACGGACGGCCTGGGTTCCTACACGGCCCCGTCGTCGGCAACAGCCAAACTGCCGCCCGTTGCGAACAGGCGGGCCCGATCAGTGCCCCAGGTGAGCGCTTTGCTAATGGTCTCGCCCGGCCTGCTCGGGTAGTACTCCTCAAGAAGGAGCAGCCCGTCAACGCGATATACACCGATAAAGAGTTGAGCCACACCGGTACGAGAGAGGCGGCTCTGAACATCAATCGTGGTGCCATCGCTGAGTTTCTCGTCATGGCTACGATGGTGAAGTTGATGGTCTGCCCATTCCCAAAACCTAGCACCTCGATTCTTCATAACTCCCCCATCCCTAGAAGTGTTCTGAGCATTAACTTCATGCCTTTCAAGGTTTATAAGCCAAATACTCGCCTGTCAATAATCCTCCAGCCCAGAGCCGCCAGTATAGTTTCAGGAGGTTTCCAATGATCAAGCGCCGATCAATCAATCCCGCCGCCCTCCCCGCCATCGGCCAGCCCCTGGGCGGCGGCTTCTTCGCCGGCCGTCTCTTCTTCGATGGTGCTGAGCACGCAGTCATCGACGCAGGCCGGGAGTTCGAAGTGGCTGCCCATTGGTGGCAGGAGGAAGGCCCACGCCCACGCATCCGGGGTGCCACGTCGCGTTTCGACGGCTTGGCGAACACCCAGGCCATGGCCGCCGAGGGCAGCGCTATCGCCCGCAAGGTGCTGGGCATGAACATCCGTGGCACCTGGGGCTGGCACATCCCGTCGATCGAGGAGCTGCAGGTGCTGCGCTGCAATCTGCTGCAACTGCCGGACTGGGGTCACGATGGGTTGTACACGGTCAGGGGTGCGGCCCAGGCGTTCAGCCTGAGCGAGTACTGGACCAGCAGCCAGAAGGCGAATGCGGCAACTGCGTGGTGTATGCACATGCTGCCCTGGTGCGTGCCTGATACGAACTGGGTGAGCAAGTGCAAGGGCATCAGGCCGGTGCGCACCTTGCTGATCAGCCAGGAGGCTTTCGTCCACGCTCCGTCGACCGATACGGGCGTGCCCAGCGCCGATTTGCGCGGCCTGGCCAACCAGCACGCTGTGGCCACCGTGCTCGAGCGGTTCGTGAACGAGGACACCGGCAAATTCTACGGACGCACGGACGCATTGGTAGCTGAGCTGGCGGCACTGGCAACGGCTGTTGTGACAGGTCAGCGTGACAACCAAAACCTGGCGCGTCAGGTGGAGTAGATCAATGCGCTACATGACCGTCAGAAAGTTCGCCAGCGAGTCTGGCTACACCGAGGACGCGATCCGCTCAAAGATCCGCGACGGGATCTGGCGGCTGGGTGAAATTTGGATCAAAGCGCCGGACGGCCGGACGCTGATTGACTTGGAAGGATACGAGACATGGGTAGAGGCGGGAGCGGTGTCAGGGCAGTCTCAGACTCGAGCATCGAGATCACGTTCATGTACCGGGGTGTTAGGTGCCGCGAGCGCGTCGCGCTTAAGCCCACCCCCACTAATCTGAAGAAAGCCCAGCAGCACAAGGCGGCGATCGAGCACGCCATCGCCCAGGGGACGTTTGACTATTCTGTCACGTTCCCAGGCTCCCCCCGGGCCGCAAAGTTCGCACCAGAGACCAGCCAGGAAACCGTGGGTGGGTTTCTCACCAGGTGGCTGGCCGCCAAGCAGAAGCACATATCGAGCAGCACCTTCGAGGGCTACCGGAAGATTGTCGAGCTTCGACTGGTGCCCGCGCTCGGTCATCACCTGGTGGTGGACTTTAAACGAAAGCTGGTGCGCGACTGGCTGGATGGCCTGCAGGTCGGCAACAAGACACTGAGCAACATTCAGAGCTGCCTCAGGTCCGCGCTCAACGACGCTGTCGACGAGGAACTGCTGGACATCAACCCGCTGGCCGGGTGGACATACGCCAGGAAAGAAGCGCCGCCGAAGGACGACGATGTCGACCCGTTCTCGCCTGAGGAACAGCAGGCAGTTCTGGCAGCCTTGAGCGGCCAGGCCAGGAACATGGTTCAGTTCGCGCTTTGGACCGGGCTACGGACAAGCGAGCTTGTCGCGCTGGATTGGGGAGATGTGGACTGGGTGCGGGGTGAAGTGATGATCAGCAGGGCGATGACTCAAGCTGCAGGTGGGCAAGCTGAGGTCACCAAGACAGCTGCAGGCCGGCGCGCGGTGAAGTTGCTCCGCCCTGCCCTCGAAGCTCTCAGGGCCCAGAAAGTGCACACGTTTTTGGCTGACGGCGAAGTGTTCCAGAACCCGCGCACGCTTGAGCGCTGGGCGGGCGATCAGCCGATCCGCAAAACGATGTGGCGCCCTGCCATGAAAAAGGCTGGTGTTCGGTACCGTCGCCCTTATCAGACCCGCCATACCTACGCCTCAATGATGCTGTCAGCAGGCGAACACCCGATGTGGGTGGCACAGCAGATGGGGCATAGCGATTGGACGATGATTGCACGAGTCTATGGACGATGGATGCCGTCAGCTGACTACAACGCTGGCGAAAAGGCTGAAGAGATGTGGAGGCCCAGCGACATGCAAGACCTTACCAATACTTTCACAAAGAAAATCCCATAAAAGTCCCCACCCCAGAAACAGTACTATTGCTGAATTCAACGCCTCCGGAACGAAGAGACTTATCATCGCCAACTATATTGAGTCCAATAGGCCTCAGGTCTATCTGAAAAATGTTAACTTCGTCGTCAGACTCAGGTCGAATGGACATGATCACTTGATCATTAACAAATACTAGGACAACGCCCGCCTCGGTCGTCACGCGGACAAACGAAAATAGAGGAATAGAGGACTCTACTATTTGAACGAAAGACTTCTTGTTCACATCAGCAATAGCCTGTATCCAAATTTGAGGTTTGTTTCCTTTCCCAACCAAGAGCGGAAGAACATCATCCACCGAAAGTATGAAGGTACTCCCGCTGAGTGAGTTACTGCAGAGCTTGATCTTTGAGTAAGGGATATAACCTTGTGGAAGATTTGCTTTCGTGATCACTTCGAGCCCCTAAAAAAATGATTCTGGCTTGGCGAATTCTTGAAAAATTTATCGATTCGCTTCATTAATTTTTTCTTCTCATTGGGCACAAACGCACTAACAGCAAATAACAATACAGTCACAAGAGATAAAACAGCCAAGACTACTAGATCCCCTGGTGCAATGTCGTTAGGTCTTTCGAGGCCGTCCTTAAAAACATTCTGGAGAAGAGTAACCGCCGAACCAATAGCCACAAACAAAAAGCTTGTCGCCCAAGTTTTCACTATATTGCCCTGACTATCCAGCCTCACATAATCCGCTTCTGTAAATGGATAAATTGCCTGTATAGAAGCAATAGAGTTTCCACTCAGGGCCTGGGAGAGGACGACGGTTTCTGTAATGTTGGTATTAGTGTAATTATGGTCGGTCATCTCAGGTCCATGCTGTCAAGCGCCTACCGTATTCTGCTCAGATCCGATTTATACACAGCATCCCTGTGAATGCCAACCGAGCCGCCAAGCAGAATGACAGCTTTTTGCCAGCTTTCAGGCGCTTGTCCAGCAAAATCAGGGATCAGACGGGGGTTCAAATCCCCCCGGCTCCACCAAATTGCAAGAAAGAAGACGCCCTAGGGCGTCTTTTTTTGTGTCTGGAATCTGCGATTTCGTAACACCCTGTTACGCTGAAAATCAGATTTTCCCCCTTTCTTGTAGGGCATTTCCCAAAGATACTCCCAGCCATTGTGGTGTTCCGGGCGAAGCACTAGTGTCGGTTTGTCGTTGCCACGCAGCGATCGGCTTTGACAGGCCGCCCTGAACTAACCACATGGCATTGCCTTTTATGGCAGCTGTCATGGGGCACTTCGTGTGCGCCGGTTTTGGTCTGTTCACCGGTCTGTCAACCCATGCACAGCTGCCGCCTTTCTGTTTGACAGCAGGTGGTGGTGGCCCCAACTGAACAGGCCTGCACATGTTGAAGATAGTCCCCGATCCACCCCACCTCTACGCCCTGGAAGACACGCTGATGATGGCCGCCGACTACGCGCTCTGCGCCGAAGCCGTCGTCCAGCAGGCAATGTTGATGCAGCCCAAGTCACCTGTGTCGCTGCTGATCATGACGTCGATGCACGAGCTCGACAGCTTGCGCAAACTGCTCGAAACGGCCCTGGCCCAGATCCAGAAACCCGCCGACCCACAGACGCTGCACTGATCCGCATCATGATCCGCCTGGCCTGCCAGGCCAGGCCTCTACGACTTCAGGGAGATTAAACAATGGCCACCGAAGAAACCGATTCACCGTCGGCAAAACCACCTTCTTCCAAGGTGAAAACGAGACCCACCCGCTGTTCCGCATCGAAGCCGGCATCCCTTGCCAGGCCGCCCGCGAACAGGCCTCGGAATTGATGGGGTACGTTCGCGATCTGAACATCGACGGCCTGATGGAAGACAAACCCCAACTGCTCTGGGCCTCGTACTACCTTAGTGCCATGGCCAAGGCTCTGCTGGATGACGCCGAGTTGGGCATGGCAAAAGCGCCTTGA